AGATGTTGTCGTTGGTGTTATCAGTGATGCCGAAGATGATGAAGTTGTAGGAAGACAGCGGGAAACCATCAATGATGGGGTTTTCGATGTCATTCGTATGGATGTTATCAAAGGCCGGGTTCAGCACAAACTTCACATTCGCGAGGAAAGGAATTACGTACTGGGTGTAAGCAAATCCGAAGTTGAGGTCCATACCTTTACCAGTGATGGCTCCGATCTCCGAAGCGTTGATCACCAGGCCAGAGTTGATGGCTTCCTTCTTAATTGCTTCGTTCACCAGTTTCATACCGGCGATACCGGTCTGAACAACCAGCTGACGATTGGGATCGGGGCCTTGGAACTCTACACGACCGTTGAAGAAGTTGAAGATCTCACTCTTGAACAGATCAAGGTTGAAGGAGCTCTTATTATAGATGCGCTTGTAGGAGTTGTCGAGCTGCTTCCACAGACCCACCGAGAGACGAATGTCATCGGGTCCGTCCTGCTTGATACGACCACCCTGTCCCCACATCAGATAGGTCTCGATGTCGTTTGCGATCTTGGTAAGGTGGGCGGCTTCCAGCGTAGTAAGGAAAGTACGCGACAGCTGACCCGTCTGCATAGCTTTCTTCACAGCGTCTTTACCCATCTTGGAAACCATCGTCTCCAGCGAAGTAATGGTCGGATCTTTGGCAAACTCAGGTTCGAAATTCCTCCAAAGCTCTACGACAGGTACGGTACCATCAGCCTTCATACCACCTTTGAGCATGAGGTCGGCACGGCTGGAGATGGAGTAGTGAACGTGTGCTTCAGCACCACCGACATAGTTATAAAACTCGCGGTAGCCAGCCTTAACATCACCCAGGTCGGAGAAACGCTCACCATATTCACCCCGGGCGCTACCCTTGCGGAACACCTTGGTGCCTACTTTGAGGTATTTGTTATCGAGGAACTTGGCGTTGTCGTTGTTCACGAGCTGTACGGTGTAGATGAAACCATCACCTGAAGGAATGACATCATCCGCAACGATGTACATCTCAACACCATTGTACTTATCATAGGTGATGATATCGCCGTGACCAAAAGACTTTTTGTTCACTTTGATCTTAAAGGTCTGACCATCGATACCCTTGGTGGCATTGGCTGCTTCAATGTCTTCGACGATATAGGGAAGATCCTGTGCGACAGGGATCTGCCACTTATACTCACCGCGGGCATTGTCGACCATGATGACGTTCTGTCCACCAAAAGAGGACATCTGATAGAGAGGCATCTCAACCTTCTGAGCCATGGCCCAAAGGTCGACCGGACCCATGTCGGTGGGTTCAGCGGATTTGAGGAGGTTCGACAGATGGTAGCTATCCACATGCGAGCTGGTTTGGTAGCTCGTATCACGCAGGAATATACCATTGTTTAATACAGGAGTAGGCATAGGGAATTGGATTTAAAGATTAATAAATTTTACCGTTTAAATATGTTCACCTGCCGAGGCAGTTTACGTGTTCTTGGTTGATCGTCGTCATCTTCGACATTGCTGCCCATCCGACGACTTTGTTCTGTCTTGAGCTGCCGTATGGTTTGCTCAACTTTTTGATTCCCACCTTGACGGCGGAGTTGTTCTCGATAGTTTTCCGGATCATTCAGCAGCCATAATGCTTCAGCAATCAGAGGATAGTTAGGTTCGACATGCTGATATTTCTCAAGGAGATGACCTAATAAATTCGTAGGACGACCACTTAAAGAAGGATATTGAAGCTGAACCAATCCTGTATAAAGCTGTGCCTGCACTTTCTTATCCAACTTGATTCCATTAATCTCGCTAGATCTCAGTGCTTCAAACACATTACTTTGATAGGCCTGCGCCATACGCTCTCTTTGTTCTCTGCGTGCCTCTTGCTCTGCAAGTTGCATTTGGATCATTTCCTCATGCATCTGATCTAGCTTAGGCTTGTACTGCTTAGCTTTCTTTTCAAGCTGCCCCAGATCTTTATAGTTTGTGATCTCTTCTTCTATTTCTTCATCACTATAAAGATTGGTTGCTTGTAAGTACGACCTTACAATACCTTCTTGATCGTTCTCTTCTGCAGGGTTAAGCGCCCTCACTTGCTCCACTTGAGCCAAAGCTTGGAATAATCCCTTTAGATCTTGCCCGCCATCCATTACATATTTGGCTGCGTACTGCAATTCTTCCGGAAGACTCTCAAAGAACTCTTGAGGGGTCTTGGATGCCACCTCTGTTTTAAGGTTGTCGATGTTCGCCTGCCAGAGCTCTTCGATATCCTTCTCCCCGAGGGAGGATAGGTAGTCGTCCAGACTCTGTTTGGACTCGTCATAGTCGTCAAAGGCGAACATCTCCTTTGACTCGATCCGTTTTTTTAAGAACTCTACCAATCCTGACTTGTCCGTTCGAGGTCTCCCTCCTTTATTGACCTTATCGTCAGGATCGTCTTCATCAGTTGTTTGCGTTTCTTCTACAATTTGATCGAATGTTCCACGCGAAACGTCGGTCAACTTGTCTTTATCATTCTTTTTCTCATCCTTTATTTCCGTAGTTTCCTTCTTATCAAGAAAACTAATATCAGGTTTGCCAGATGAAAAGAAGTTTGGTTTTGATTCAGTAGGCTTATCCGGTGTGATGATATTCTCCGCACCAGGAGTGCCTAACCAGCTGTCAATGTCAAGATCTACTTGTTGTACAGATGTCTGTACATTGGTTTGGGTTTCGGACATGTTGTTGGTTTTTATCGGATATTTCTATCAATTAAAATATACTGAATTAAACCTAAAGAAGTTACATATGCTTTTATAATTTCATCTAACAGATGGAATATAGCGCTATGAATTTTAAATCTTTAGCACATTATTATTTTTTCGATCCAGGTACATCGTATTTGTTTTTATTCTCTTTGGCTATCTCTAATTCTTTATTTGCAATTCTTTCTTTAGCAGCAAGCTTTTCTTTTTCAAGGTTGAGTTTTTTCTCCCCCATTTCCTTATTGATTTGCTGACCTTCCCGCTTAAGATTAGTTTGTTCTTGATAGCGTTGTTCTTGTCGAATAGTATCCATTGCATCTTGAAAGTCATTCTGCTGGTTGGTGTTGAGATCCACCATATTACCATAGCCCGCAGCCCTAATCTCTGCAACCAATACATCGTTCTGACGGTTAAGATCATTCTGTTCCGCCCGGAATTGCAGCTCCATTTGTTTTTGACGCTCTTGGCTTTCCAGCATTTGCTGCTGCATTTGTTGTTGTTGCTGCTGCTCAGCTTGTTTTTGTGCCATGGATTTCTGCTCAGCTTCTTTGAGAACATTGGTAAGCTCAGCAATACTTTCACTCTTTATAATATTGCCAAGGTCATAGATCGATGCCCCGGTGGTGTTATTACTTAAGGCAAGTTGTTTGAGTTGTTCCATTATAGAACGCGAATTCGTCTTCGTCGTACAGAATATATTAAAGTCCCGAAGTAGCAAATCTGTACCATTGATCATAAAATTCATCTTCTCATCCGCCCCGGTCATATACTGAAGCCGTACAGAAGGTTGTTGTGAATGATAGAATTGCGCTAGATCCGTTCGCATCTGATGCACACGCGGCATAAGATTGTCGCTGTGCTGGATGAAGTATTGTTCGGTCTGGGCGTAGGAGGCATTCATTGCTTGCTCTATACCCGTAGCGGTCTGCTGCTGGGCAATCTGTTGACCCATCCGCTGGGCGTTGAGACCGATCACCTCGAACGCCTGTTGTTTGAAGTAGTTGGCCAGCTGTATGCGAGAGAGTAGTCGGTTGGTCTGTTCGAGGTTGAGCACTTGGTAATGCTGAAAGGCAAGCGCATTCTCCGTATTGGTGATGGTGGTATCCAAAGCAAGCATTTGAAAGTTCTTCATTGCCACATAAGCCTTGCTCAGATTACCCTTTCCCCAATCTTCACCAAGAGAATGGCGGGGGAGTGCGTTCTGATCCAAGAGAATCACTGTGCCAAGCTCATCCACTAGTATGTCTGCAATCTGATTGTTGACAATGTTATACCCAATCTGATAGGGTTTCATCAGATCAACCAAGGAAATAGATCTTGTATTGCGATCCCCAAACACAGACCCTTCAACCGGAAGTTTACACCCATATAAGGTGGCATCTCCTTTGAATTGAAAAGGAATCCTACCTGGTTTACCTCCATTCAATCCTAGGTAGATAGGATTGATGCCACCGGGATTGTTCATCCCCCAAAACGCAGGTCGATTGGGCCCAATCTTAATACCACCCCATACTTCGTTGATCCATATCCAATCAATATGCTCACCAAAGACCAAATTGTCTTTTGTCTTTTGTTTATATAAAACGGTATTATACTCAGGTTTGTCAGTGATTTTATATGTTTCATCCACTATGTCTTGCATCACCTCCCCCATATCGTTCACCTTGGTAAGATGCCCCACTTTACGTTGTGTCTTCCAATAAATTTGCGATACCCTAAGAAGGTGTCCTTTACCAAAATCCACTGTATCCTCGCTGTCAGAGAGTATCCATTCTACGATATCCCCTGTACCAAACTTGGTATCATAGACACTCATATACTGACGATAAGCCAATGATGGCATCTCTGTATTCCAATCATGGGAACGAGAGGCATCGTAATAACTTCCATCATTTTGATAACCTTGGAGTGCATAACCGGCGGATCTTACAGGATAAATAGCCTCTAATGCTTCAAGTTGCTCTTGTGTCATCATCCAACCAAACTTGTCGATTACATCCGACACACTCATCAGATCCATCTTACCCACCCAGTTGCCCTGTGAGATGTAACGTACGTCGGGGCTCTTATGATAGAAGGTGAGCATAGGGTTCCAGAGTTCGATCTCGTAGTCATCCTCGTTCATCTTGAAGTGCCAAAACTCTCTATCCGTGATGAGCATATCACGAAATGCACGTTCTTCGAGCTCCTGCATTTTAAAGCGTTCTTCATCCACTGCCATTTGATGAGTAGCCCATTCTTCCACCATACTCCGATAGTCTTTTCTGAAATAGGCCTCTATCTCTGGTAGTGATTTCAAATTCTGAGGATCCATCATCTGCTGACCCTCTTCTGATTCCATATCAATACCATTACTCATCATAACGGATATCATTTTTGCCTGTGCATCCGCGATGAGTGCGTCTTCCAACATCTTACGTTTTTCCTCCAACATTTCATTGAAGGACATATCATCCACTGCGCGAAACATGATACGGCTGGAACGCTTGCTAAACTCATTACATAAGACATTCACTACATTTGGGATAATCGGATAGAACTTTAGTTCAAGTGCGGAAGCATCCTCTTTGGTAAGGGTGTCAATAAGATCCGCCATTTCATTATCCTCTTCGACGATATAATCATTCTTGTCTATGATACCCTTTGCCAACTTATAGTTCTTCATCAACCGGCGGGCATTCCTCCGGAGTTGTTTCATCCCTTGGAATTCAAGCCAATCGAGATTATGTGCGCGCCATTCATCATCTTTTTCCTTCTCAGAAAGAAATTGAACGGGTTGCATAAGCGTACCCATTTTCTTGTATTCGACCTTGGCTCCTTTCTTAAGATCGAGCGCATTATATACCCTCATGATATTCAGTTAGTTATGTAATGATATTGTACATCCCGACCCGTCGTACTTGTAGATACAAATAAAAAATCAGAAGGTCGAAGTGTAACTATAATGTTCATTTGATATTCTTAAAAGGAAGACGTGGAGGTCTGTTTTGCGTAGATCCAGCACTAGCTGACCTACCCATATGACGAAAAGGGCTCCAATTTAATTTACTAAATTTTTTAGAGTTATCCAAGTTTTGATTTGTAACCTCTACACGTTTACTAATCCCTCTATTTGACTGCTGTACTTTTGCAAAGGCAATGAGTGAACAAAAAGCCACCAACCGGTCGACGTTGAGTCCCTCCCTGTATGCTCTCATTTCTTTGAGCAGCATAATGTCCGGAATGCGCTCCACACCATAGATGGTCTTTACTATTTCCCCGTCAGGTTTTGTCTCATAGTCGAGCTCTTCTTTTAGAAATTCTATACCATAAGAAAGTATGGTGCCCTTAAAGATGGTGCCGACATTCTTCCATCCGTATTCTTGGAAGACATTCCGGTTGGCACCAATATCTTTGAGGAAGAGTATCATGTCCTTCGGCACCAAATACTTCTGTTTCTTACGGCTGATCATGTACTGTATGAACAGGGCTACGTTATTCTCCACGAGTGTCCAAGCGTTGTACCATTCGATCATCATCTCCAACCGTTCGTGCGTCTTGTTTAGGTCATCGAACCTACCACACCACCAGGCAACTATCTTATCGCGCTCATAATTACTTTTTATAGAGCCATTGCCCTCATCTTTCACAACTTCCACCGGGTTTTTATAAATGTAGATGGAACACAACGATTCACTCGTATTGGTTTTTCCCTCTCCTACCGGGTCAACACTAGCGTAGTAGGTCCCGAATGTAGAATTACTGTCTGGTCTTTCCAGAACACATATTACACCAGTCTTATCTTCCGTCTTTTTTGAAATAGGGAACTCCATAATAGGAGTCTTTCGGGATTGCTTAGCTACAATTTTACCGTCTGCATTTCGCTCTAGATCCAGATATTCAATGGGGTATTCCTTGTCGTTGATACGTTGTTCCTGCTTACTCACCAGATGCATAGGAAAGACTGATGCTTTACGTGTGGCAAAAGCTTCTTCAATGTTTCGCGGATGTTGGGATATCTCAAGTTGATAGGCTTCAGGTGTAAGGTTCTTCTTGGCTTTAATGAAATATTCTTCCAATGCCTGCAGAGCCTCTTCCACTTTTGAATTACCAAAAGAGTCTATATAAGGAGGCATGCTCCATTGCTCTGGGATAAAAAGCCCCGTCACCCCTATGGCGCCATCGGAATCTATCAAATCAGTTTTTACCCCGTAGAACCCATTTTCCTCTGGGTTCATGACGTACTCCTTCATTGGTTCGCACTGATCGAGATCGCCCACAGATCCAGCAGCAATAAACTGACCGGTTATGATATGACCACTTTTTAGTGCCGGTTTGATATACCCATAAGTCTGATACATTTTAGGGGCTATGCCAGCTTCCTCATGGAAGAAGTATGTGACAGGTCCACCGACACCGTTGGTTGGATCCTTTTCAAAGGTGTACCCTGATATCGTCGACTTCAATCCTTTATAAGTGTCCCTGTTATTCACCCTCACCTTGATCTTCTGCTCCCAGGCAAATACTTTATCTGGTTCGGAGGGTCGGTACCAAGCCGTATGTTCATTCAGAAAGTTTCGGTATTCATTTAAAAACTTCCATGATCCCTTTTCATTGATGTAATCTTTATGGGAAGCTCCCATCTTAAGCACTGCACCTGCTTCAAACCAATACATGTTGATCAGCTTTGCCATATGGAAATAGGAGCTGGCAATCTGACGTTTCTTCAAGATGATCGCATGTTTATAATGAAGTTCAGCGAGGTGCTCGTACAGTGCCATGTGATACTGAGCATCCCGAACCTTGGCAAAGTCAAATCTCTTTTCTTCCTTATCATAGATGGGTAAAAAGTTCAGCCACATATAGTAGTCTCGACTGACATACCATACATTAACGCCATTTTTGACGATAATGCCTGACTTACACTTCATTTTCTGGTCATCCCAATAGGAAATAAAGTCTTTGCTTTTTATAGGAGCGTTGCAGTAGTAGCCTTGTGTTTGGAATTTCCTCCCCTCAGCATTGAATACCCGAGTGGTATCGTCAAAATCGTATTTGCCCGGTTCTTTGAATATGCTCAGAAGAAAATCCCGCCAATCCTCTTTAGAATCAAAAGTGGTGACTGTCCAATGGTCCTTGTCGTATGTTGGAACTTCTAAAAACATAAATAAGGAGCATTGTTCTAATTACTTCATTCTGATACTACGGTATTCTATATTTTCTACCACGCCATGCATACAGGTATCAGTGTATATGGTGACTTCGACAACTTCCACCTTGGGTTTTTGAGCAGGACTGAATTTGTCCACCAAATAAAAAGAGAAGGATAACATAATAATAGACAGCATCATACTAAGAAAATATATGCTTCTATACTCCATTTTGATTTTCATTTGAAGTATCTGTAGTGGTCGATGAAACCAATGACTTTATTTTGGTTTCATCTCCTTTTGTTTTATGCAATAATGAGATCAAGGTTTCAATACTATTACTTCGAAGAATTCCTTTCGTCTCTTTATTGCTCCAATATTCTAGATATAGATCTCTAGGTATTGCCGCCCATTTTCTAGTGAAGATGTTATAATGAAACACATAGTCGTGCATATGAGCATTATCGAAGTCTATGTATGTTGTGTCCATAGTATTAGAATGACATGTATTCAAAGAAGTATTTTCGAAGTATATATACTAAGACAGTCCCGGCAGTGGCTGCTGCACTGACCCACCCAACATGTTTCCATTTGTTTGAAGTGATAGTCTTCTGAGTAACGGTTTGTGGGCTATATCCAAAAGGTTGTGTTATTCTACCCTTCCAGTTCTTACCCATTGTGTCCACCGTAGAATTCTCAGAATCCAAATGAATGGCAATGATCTCTGGGATAAACGCACGGTTTTTACGTCCCCATTTCTTAGCGTGCAGTACATCAGTGCGGTCTGCGCCGGCATTATCTTCCGGGTATAGTTTTACCCCGGAAATGTTTGGGTGCCACATTTGAAAAAAACCAATGGGTTGATAGCCATCTCCCATATACTGTCCTATTCTTACCCCCACCGGAAAAGCTGTAGGGTGGATGTACACCCATCCTGTGTGCATGGGTGCCGGCTTGACAATAAACTTAGACCACTCCTCAAAGTTTGGGCACATCATCCTGTCAATACCATAGATATTGGATTTTTGGAGATCTATTTTCTCAAGTATGCTTCTTGTCAGTGGCGGGAGATAGATATCTGCATCCAGGTGGACCACCCAATCACGTTTGGATAGATATTCTAATCCGACATTAATACCTTTAGCCTTATTGAATGGCTCTCCTGCTTCTGTCATCTCTCTTGTGGTGAGGCATTCCACGTTGTGATGGCGACATATTTCCTGTGTTTCTTTGTCTTCAGGGATAGTAATAACAAGCATATGGTTGAAATGCTGCTTGTTATGAGGTAGTGTATGTGCCAGGAAATCAGAGTAGTTAACGCACACAGTGACACACTCTATATACATATGAGTGGAATTATAGGATTAGCTGTCTTGTGAGGCTGTCAATGAAATTCTTTATGGGTTCTCTATAATTGTGAAAGAAGTATATGGCAAACCATAAAATGAGATAGGAAAGAACAACGATCATCACAATCATTTTGATAAGCTCCGATATATGTTTCTTATCAACTGATTTTTCTGTTGTCACTTCTATCTCTGCCGGCGGTTCTTTCTCACCATCCATCAGAGGTATGCCATAATCTACCTCCCCGACAGGGATACTTTCAGGATCATCAGGGGGGTCTTCAATTAAAATCGGTCTTGCGGGTCATACCTTTAGCTCAAGTGAAAGCTTGACGCTATATATGATACCACTTTTCAAATGAGCAACACGCAATCTTCCGCTATCATTGAAATGTTTGATCGGCTGCTCTGCATATTTGCTGGAGAGGTGATTGATTATTTCTGCCTTTGTCATAGGAGGCGAAGTGACCACTTCACCAAGGTTGATTTCCATCAAAACAAATTGGTCATCTGCATTAAATAATTCCATGGGTATGTATTTTTTTTGGGATATGCAAAATGGATTCATCTGACCAATAATAACTTTGGTTCTACATGGTCGATAATCATGTTGATTGTCGGCACTTGACTACGAAATTCATCGTCTACCAGTTTGTTCAATACAGCTAAAAGCTCATACCTCTCTTCTCTAAGCGCAATCGTATAAACAAACAATTTCGTAATGGGGGAATAGCTTTCAAACCTATCCTCCAATTCTTGTTGTTTTTCCATATGGTGTCATAGTTAGGCTGTAGGGGGAGGAGTCGAACCTCCACGTTTACAATCTTTTTCTGTTTGTAATTCGCAAACCGAAAAAAAACATAAACACCGCTGAGACAAAGCGGCGCGGCTGCCATTTCGCCACCCTACAATTAGTTAGTTCAATACTACCCAATCATCTGCTAGCATATCTGTTTGTGACGCAATCCAAGGAACACGTACCAACGGCGCATGCTGATTGGTAGTCACAAGTTCTGTTGTATCTATGTAGATATAGGGATGCGTCATCTTTGAAAGGGGGTCAGGTAATTGTAGTTCTAAAAATATACCGTTACCATTCCAGCCTTTACGTGAGACTTTCTCACCTTTTTTTAGCGCATCGAGTGCTTTTCCGAAATCCATCTCTTTGGTTTTATTGTTTATTTGTATTATCCACCATGAATGCCACAGCGTAGTTCTTCTCTATGAGTTGCTGATTCAAGTGTTGGGCGAAACCTTCCCCATAGAATATATCCACCAGCGGCCTACCATACTTATCTAACTCTCGGGAATGGATTAGTATTTCCGATCCTTGAGGTAGCGTGTCGGATACAAACTTCTTTGCTGCCTGTGCTCGGGACTTTTGACCGGCATCCTTACTCTTAAGCTCTGGAGTATTCACTCCATAGAATCGACAAGAGGACTTCCATAGCACAGTGAATCCAAGATCAATGGTCACTTTAAGTGTGTCCCCGTCAACTACTTTGTCAACAATAGCTTTATAGGTGTATAGGTCTTTCATAGGATAAAGGATTTACTATTGATCGTATGCTAAGTTCTGCCCCCCTCTCACTTGGGATTTTTGTTCTTCTTCCAGGTCTCTGAGTGTACCCTTGAAGCTCTGTCGTATTGCTTCAAACTTGGCTGCCGCATTTACCAATGCTGTAATATTACCGTCTCTTCCATGCTCTATGTCTGTGGTTTCCATGTATCGTGCGAGCCGGTCGAGCATAGTTTTAATCCCCATATATGCCCGATAGGTAGGTGTTTGGTAGAGTTTTTCACACATGATCTTTGCATGAACGATCAAATCATCATCTGTAGAGAAATCTGCATCCACCTCTCTAAGTATCAATTCTTCTTTATCCTGCTCAGGTACATCAAAAAAGGGATTGAGATCTGGGTTGGGGCAAGTCATATAGAACAGGTAACTGTATATACTCATATGTTCTAAGGGATAGGCATCCATTATATCCTTCAGGAACTTAAGGGCATAACAATGCTCAGTGGGTACTATTTTGCCATTTTGTATATCAAAAATTCTCACCATCAGGAATCCTTAATCTTTTGATCATAGTAAAAACAGTTACTGTCTTCGGTCACCCACCTGTCTGAAAATGTTTCTACGCTCTCAAGGGTTTGATCCACCTTGAACATCTTCGGATCACAGGGGAAATCACGTGTAATCCAGTTGCTGTCACGCCAATAGATGCGGTTGTTGGGTTGACAGAGTAGGTATCCGTCGTCTGCTACAAGCACATGGCCGCATTTGTAGTCGGTGGGTTCGTCGCTGTATTCGTTGCGGTACCAATCAACGGTGAATAAATAAGTGGCCCACACTTTGGTGCCATCGCGTAGCACCACCTGGCAGCGTTTTTCATAGAGGTAGTCGTAGGTGATTACTGTCACATTCTCCGAAAAACAATCCCAAAGCATCTTGTAATGGGATGGAATGTCTGCCGCAATATTCTCAGGGATCTTCAGATATACCTGGTCAATAGGGATGCGGCTCCTTAACATCCCGTAGTCAGTCATTCCATGGAAGGTGAGTATCTTACCAGATATAGACTGCACCCCAAAAAGCAGCACATCATGAAAATATTCATCATGTGCCGGATCTTTTGTTAAGTGGCTAAGCCTCACCTTTGCCTTTAAGATGTCAATATTGTGATTCAGGGTCATATCTAATTTTTAGTATTTCTATTGTCCTCAAGCCAATGCATAAGACTGATGATCTCCTGCTTCAAATAGGGAAGATTGTACTGCACTACATCTTTTACTATCGGATCTCCGTTCGTATCAAGTCCGGTGATAGGGTTATCGTACTTATCCTTACCCACTTCTTCAAAGAGTATATGATGGATGGTGAGCCCCCCAGGTTTTAGGCGTGGGTTGTGTTTTAAGATGATGTACATATACAGACTGAGCTGTATGGTGTAATGATTCAGATTGCAGTCATCTAAATGACTTAGCGGTGGCATCATACGTTGTGTCACACCCTCCCAGTTTGTATAACCTGCAGTCTTAATCTCCTTGTTTGTTTTATAATCAGTGACAAACACTTGATTATTTATCACTTCCACTAAGTCAGACTGACCACAAAGACCGGCTGACTTCAAATACACCATGTGTTCGGGATAGATACCATTGGCTAGTTTCTGATCAGGAGCAATCTTGACGCCATTTTCGTAGATCGGTTTTATTACTGGTATCTCTTCCCCATGCCGCTCTATCATTGTTAATGAACATATATCTGTCTCCCTACAGTTGTGATACCATGTCCCCAGATCCATTGCTCTTTTGGATTCCGACTTCCAAGCTTGCTTTATATCTTCCGGATCCATCCCGTACCACTTGCTCTTTTTGTTCTTGCTGCTTTTTATGGCAATGTTCTCCGAATCAAAAGGTTGTTTGAACTTCGAAATGAACGAAGTGACACTGGTCCAATTGATGTCTTCCTCTAAGATGCTTATGTACGTATGTTGATCCGGAATAAACTTCACCATGATTATATATGTTATATACCCAATTTTGAATTCAACATATCCTCTTCGGATTGTGTAATCTCTGCCTCCCATTTTGGTCCTTCAGGATGAGGGCAGCTTGATGAAAGACTACGAGTTTTGAATTTCAAACTGCACCCACACCCACCCTGTTTTATATCACAGCAAGGGGAAGTGCCTGGGACAATACAGCCTTTATCGCTTATGTCATACAAAGAACAGGATATGCAGATCTTCAACCGTTGGGCGGCGATCTCTTCTATATCCTCTTTCTTAAAGATCGAATTGGTAACACCTTCAAGTATCTGACCTTTTGCTTTCCAAATTCGAATTATGTTTTCCCGACTGCTCATACATTGTTCTTTTGTGCAACCTTACAAACTCGGCTCTCTGTGATTCCTCCAGGAGTTTAGCCTTCAAATGATTCAAATCATACAACTGCTCAGTGATGCGAAACAGGGAAGTAAGGTGTTGAACACCTTTCTGTGAATTGTTCTCCTCCCGCATCTGTAAGAGCGCTATCTTCTCATCCAGTTTCCAATGCTTCACCGTAAAATCCCCAAGGTTTGTGACGTGCACCCTGTGATGTGAAAGGGAGGATAGTTGTTTCCTAACCTCCTGCCAGTAGTAGGATACCACTGTATCTACAACATCTTCAGCCACACCTAATTCCCCGGCCACATCTCCTATGAGCGATTTGGCTTTAAGCGGCTTCAACGCATAAGAATTTGTAGTCAAGGAGAATATTCCCCTTATAGGTGATGTTGAGATCGGGATTGATTCGGATGCGTTTCTTATTCTTGCCCGATTTCTTGATCAACCCTTTCCGTTCACTTTTCGTGAGACAGTTCCGAACAGATTGCGTCGAAGAGAAAATATTACGCTCGTACGCTTTTTGACAGAATCCCGTTAGGTCCTGTTCTCCCTGGAAGACCAGATAGGTGAGGCACTCCAATTCAGCTTCGCTCACCGGTATTCCATAAAGATAACAGTGAGTGAGGATCTGGTATTTCACAATCTGCCAAGGGTGCAACTTCACACGTTTCTCCACTTGGTTTACGATAGCCATGGTTTACTTTTTCAATGTCCGCTTCTCAGCAGAGGGTGCAGGTTTTTCTTTAACAGGTGGCTCCTCCCCGACTGGTATGAGTATTTCATCCCCCACCTTCAACCCCTGCTCTGCCAGATCGGGATTCTCATCCAGATCTTCTTGTGTGATGGTGTGGGGTACCCCGCCTGCATAGGCATCGCTTTGCGGTCGGGGGTTGGTAATCTGCGCAGCAATAGCTAATGCCTTTAGTTCTTCCAACCTTTGCTGAGCAAACTCGGCGTTAAGTGCCTGCAGTTTCACCTGCAGTGTCTTCACTTCTATCTGTTCCGATAGCATGTTAATGATATCCTCCTTGGAAGGCATCTCTCTTTGTTGCGTGTCTTTTGTTTGGTCCATTATATATTGGTTTATAGGTCAGTGCTCTCATCAATTATTGATAACCCGCTGCCACCGATGTTAGTAGAATATTTATTGAAATATTCGGTGAATAGGCGTTGGAACTTTTCAAAAGGTGTGTCGATTATGATGGTATCACCATCTTCCAGAAATACCGTTGTACACCCATAGGTGGGGTTGGCCGGCTCATCTGTCGTGAGCTTTAGCATACTCACTTTGGACATCCGTATAGAACAGCCAAGCCAGCTGCCGAGGTCCTCATTGATTTTATCCGGGATCCCTAAGTCTTCCAATTCACTAGGATCTAGCGCATGGCAGAAGATCTTGCAGTTGTGTACATGGTTCATATAAATAGTAGATGTATTTAGCTCTACAGTATAATATACCGAAAAGGTTTAAACTCTACAAATTTATTGCTAAATATATTAGCAGCTACCCAGCACTTATTCAACATATACTCACATCCTTACATGCGTAAAAGGATGGGTCGTATAACTACGAACTTTGATAAAAATTAAAAAAATCTTCCTTAAATGTTTTTGAACCACAAAGGGAATTTAATATACCTAACTCAATTTTGTATTTCTCTACACCCGAAAAAACTTTTTCCCAATTAATAAAATATTCCCAAGTTCGATTTTCAGGAATTAAGGTTTGATGAAAATAATTAAAGACATCATCTACATTCTTTAAATTTTTTTCATTATAGAAGTTTAATTTTTTCATAGTCAAGGTGGTTTTTAAGAGTGTTCCCTAAAATAAGAAATTCTTTTATTTTACCTCTCTTATTTCCTTTTGAATTAATGTTTCGACTACAATCTACTTCTAAAATTGAAAAATCAGAATAAATTTCTTTAATAAAATTACTTGAAGAATTAGATTGAAGAACATAAACACCCTTATTATCTAATTCCCTAAAGTAGTCCCTTAATTCAACTTGTTCCTTAGAACCGAATTCTCCCGAATAATCTGTAAAAGAAGATGTCTCACTTAAAGGGTGATAAGGTGGATCCATATAAACAAAATCATTCTCTTCAATATCCTTAATCTGATTAAATTTTAAATTATACAACCTATCAACAGAAGGAATTAAATTCGAAACTCTAAATAAATTTTCCTTATCTATAATCTTAGGGTTAGAATATCTACCTTCAGGAACATTAAACAATCCTTTTTTATTTGTTCGATAAAGTCCATTAAAACATGTTCTATTCAATAATATAAGAGACGAACTCCTTTCAATTCCTTTATATTTCGGGACAATATTACCATCTCTATCAATCCCATTAAACCGATCTCTAATGTAATAAAATCCATGTGTTTTGTAATCCATTTCAAGTTTATCACAAAAAGAAATAATCTCAGAAGGATTTAATTTTATGTTTCTATAGAGTTCAATAAGGTCGGTATTAATATCATTAATACTTGAGATAGATTTAAAATTACTTTTGAAATTTTCTACTAAATCAAAAAATACTGAACCACCTCCAAAAAATATTTCATGGTAATTGTTGAACTTTAGACCACCATAAATTTTTCTCAATTCAGGTAATAATTCTCTTTTTCCACCAACCCATTTTAAAACGGGTTTTGTTTCATTTTTTACATGAGGGATAAACCTATTCATTCACTCGTAATTTTGATAATTCATAAAACTTTTTTTCCTTTTCAATTCCTATTCCTCTTCGTGAGTTATTTTTACAACTTACTAACACACTACCTGAACCACAAAACATATCTAAAACTAAGTCATTTTCTTTTGTAGAAGACAAAATCATACGTTCGATTATTTCGAGTGGTTTCTGTGTTGGATGACCACCCCATTTCCTATTAAATGTGTATCTTAGGTAAATCGGACATAACCCTTTACTATTTTTACGATCATCTCGTATTACATAGTTTAATGAATAATTCATATCGAGATTTTGAGATTAAAAGTAGTGTAAAACAGAATGTAAAACAGAAATACCATTTTCCGATGATGAAAATTGATAATAGTATTTTATATGTAATTGATTTACAACAAATTACATTTTTACATTCCGTAAGGAAAAAAAATAATTAGGACCCCTATAGACCTCAGGGAGACTGATCATGTAGCGAAAAAAGGAGGACTTAATCAGCGGGAGAAGATTTGCAATCTCTTGATACTCATTGTTGAATGTATATGTCACCTTTACAGGAATGGTGGGGTATTGCCTTCTAATCACCATTTTACGTGATTCCAAATCTTTCAATGTCTCTGAAAGCACCTTAACCGAGCAATTAGGTAGCTGGCGGCGGATCTCTGAAAAGCGCATTTCATTACAATCTCTTAATATATATAACACCACTAACCTCCACTTCTTTCCGACAATCTCAGAGACTGAATTAAAAACATAGTCATCAAACATAAATGTAATGCCGGTATAGTCATTAGAAAGGTAGACAACACCTTCAATACAGACATGTAAATCGATTTTGGGTGGTTACTAGATAACTATCCGGTAATATAGACATAGTATCTCATATTTGCCACATTATTAATAAAAGCCCCCCCCGGTAGAATATAATAGAGAACAACCCCCCGGGGGCCATGTAGAGCAGATTTGCTATATAAGATTACAGCATAAGTTGTCTACGGTTGTAGATGTGTAGTGTGTTAGAGGATGGAGGGGGTCTCTCAGTCAAACCACCCCACCATGATTTCGGGTGGTTATACCCCCCTGGTTTTCATTCGTAAACTCATTAAAACCGTAATCATGCCCAGACAACAAGTTGTCAAAAAGGCTTCTGCTAAACAGAAGCCTTCTGCCTCGCGCCGTGCCGCCGCCGATGAGGTTCCCACTTTGGAGTCTGCTATGCAGGCTCCAACGCGGGATCTCTCGTTCGACATCACGTCGATCGAGAGAAAGCCGGCACGTAGCGGACGCACCGGCTTCCGCGCGACGACGCACTCCGGCATCGTCATCACGTGGTGGTCCGAGTATTCGGACGGCACCACGTGGCGGCAGCTCGTCACCGATAACGGTGACGGCACCGCCTCCGTAGCCGAAGGCGTCCGCGTGGCGGAAGACGGCGGGCTCATCCCCCCGTCTGCGCCGCAGCGCGGCAAGTTCTGGTAGGCACCAGAACAACGGAAAGGACTTCGGTCCTTTCCTTTTTTTAAATTCTTTTCATTTGCATTCACCAATACAGATACCAATCGTTGCGGCCTATCCCGCCTGTTGCCGTCGGTTCTGTTCGGTGATGCAATCCTTTGATAATCAAGACGTTGAGAGAGTATAGACGTGATAGCCCCCCTTACTTGGCCAATCATTCTCTTACTTTCTCAACTAATCTTATAATGGTCGTCCGGCATAGGATGGCTATATCATCATAGTGTCCTCGTAAAAGAGATACGGATGCTCTTGATAAGAGGTTGCCCAAATTGTTGGAATATGGGCGTAATACATAGTGCATAGCCTGAATACAACCTTCTTATGGTGCTGAATCGCACCGTCCCTAGAAGCGGGGCATATGGCAGATATAATGCGAAGTGAAACTGCCATGGCGTGTATTATGGAAGAGCGGTAGGGTTAATTCTCTACCGCTCTCTTTTTTCCTTAGGTGATTAAGGCGTGAAAATCGTGCGTCTGTATCATATACAGGGTTCACCAAAGCAATATGCTATGAAGAAGAAACTTGAAGACATTTTAGTACTGTGCAGAATATCGGCAGTAGGATCATTCCTACTGCTTTCGTTCATCACTGTGGCTGCAGAGCCATCAGAAATGAGCGACCTCGCTTTGGAACTGTACTACGACGAGATGCAGAGGTGGCGGAACTTTTACCGCCCTGCCATCATCGTATGTACCTTAATGTGGGCAACCGGCACATTAGGGCTAATGTTTCTACGAAAATTCAAACCCGGTTGGGTACTAGTGATCTTTCTGTGTTCGACTCTCGCTTCTTGCGAAAGTTCAGAACGCAAAAGACTGGTTCGTAAACTAGACCAAAATACACTAGAAGTAGTGTATTTGGACACTATGTACAAGCCAGGAGACACACTTACGCTGGACAGGCCTGTGTCCTATCCAAAGGTTGTCGTAGTGCGATAAAAAATCTTGGGGGAAGGAAGCATCCCATGAAGTCACTTCCGTTTTATTGTTCTAAACTATAGCGAAAATGGCTATTGTAAAGAACCTTACACCCCATCCTATCCACGTTGTGGATGCTCAAGGCACCGTCCTGAAGACTTACCAGTCTGAAGGTCTGGTCCGCCTTAAGGCATCCACTGTGACTGCGGGCTTCTCTGTCGACGGTGTACCCGTCACGAAGACGCAGTTCGGTGAGCCGGATGGATTACCTGCCACTTTCGAGGAGGGCACTTTTTATATAGTGTCCCAACTCGTAAAGAGTGCGCTTCCGGATCGTTTCGATCTGGTAGTTCCGGCAGATGTGGTACGCGATAGCAACGGCGCCATCCTGGGTTGCCGCAGCTTCGGTATCTAATCCGGCTATTGCGGGTGTGATCTAAACTGGTTTGTTGGTTTCTGAGATAAGGTGAAACCATCTAAGCACACAATGTCAAACCTACAGGGTTTAAAATTACCCACGGTGTGTGCGTTAAGCGAAGATTAGTCTTCGTGAACCAACTTGACACGGGCGGTTTCGGCTCGTTAGAATAACCGGTGAATCCATAAGCCGGGAAAATGGAGGGAAGTACATCAACATCCCTCTGTGCAGCCATTTGTACGCTGTTCATCAGATAACCATGTGATTAACCATGGTGTGGAGTAAGATCGGGCAGATCTGAAAGCACTGTGGGTTGGCGTTGGTCACGTCAACTTGGGGGGTAACCCCGACATATGTCACATGCACCTACGTAAGAAGCCCGCCAGGCTTATTGCGATAGGTGAACGTATGTATCTTATCCTATTAGGTATGCCAATACCTTCCTCGGGTGGCACCGAGTGCAGAAATGGTAGGATGATTACAAAAAGTAGTGAGTATCCTTGGCAGGAGAAAGCAATAGGGCGTCGCACCTAAACCACTCAAAAGGTGGCACGGTGCAAACGTGAACCACGCCCTGTATTATGACCTTTGGTGCTTCAATTGGGTTAACATCCCAATACCTAACTAAATAAGAAGCAAAAGTGTTCACGGTGCAACAGTCACAATGACCTTATCCAACTGTAACATGTTGGCCCAACGTCCCGCAAGGACAATGGTGAGGAGAAAACAATTCACTACCTAGGAGTCGGCAGATTCCGAACCCGCAAAGAGGTGTGATGCGTAAGTATTCTATATGCTGCTGCACAGTAAACGCGGTGTAATCCGTGGTCATGTCGTATACGTAGTGGTAACATTACGTGTGAAGTAAGTGGGAAACCACCCAAAATGACGACATAGCAACCCAAACTCTCAAGTTGCTACCTCTTAACCCATAAAGAGTATAATTATATGGGGGTCCATCCGAGTAAGCCGAATAAGGCGCTGTCTATTACACCTCGGAGAGTCAGAACATGGACATTGAGTCTGACAAGTACGACATCAACTGTAAATAACCGCCGGGGAGTTTTTGACCTTTGCACTCTAGGCACAATACGGTTTACATACTTAGCATATATTATTATATGCTTTGAGGGGGTTGTTGATGTTAAGCAAAGTTATAATGCACCATTCTCACGTGGACATGAAGACGTCGTGTGCTAAAGGCTACTCCGTAGTACTCGCAACGATGTGAAACCACACTGATTAATCTATCGAGTATCTATCAGCACTTGTGCGGTAAGTTGAAAGATACGTTTTAATCAGTCTCCCAAGGGTGAGCAGTTGTATGTGACCGCGTAGCGTCTTGATCTTTCCGTGATGTGTACTTGTACACAGGATAGACATACAACTGAGTTGCAGAGGGTAGATCACACCACTGATCCAGCCATAAGAGTGGTATTCAAATGGTATCCTTTACAGGACTTATTTGAGGCTTATGGCTATTTTTTTTCTTTTTGATAGCGTGTTATAAAAAGGACATTCGTCCTGCATTTTGTGGATTTTATTCCACATTAAAGACATGTCATCAAACGCCCATCATATGAAAAAAGGATTTCTCCTTGCTTGCAGCATCATTGTTATGCTGCTGTCTAGCGGTGTGTTTTCTCTTATCTTTTTTTTAAAGGCTGATCAAGAACAGACATTTTTCTTAATCATGGTCAGTTTAATCGGAGTGCTTACCTCCGCTATATATTATAGCGGATATAGAGACTACGATATGTTTAAGAAAGACGGAGAAAAAGACATCGACCTCTCTTAACTGAGGGGCATCGCATTTTTGGTGAGCGGCGAAGGGGATGAGTCCTCCTAGCCGCTCTCTTTTTTTTGGGCAAAACGTATAAACAAATCTGTTTACATATTTCTTCTCACCAAAACCAAAATCCCATGGCGGAATTTACAATCGGCATCCCCGAAGAGTTCATCGTATCCAAAATCGATGAGGTGGCAAGCAAGAAACTTGCCTATGTTAAGTTGAAAGATATCTGCACCAAGGTCAGTGCTGATCTTCTGAAAGTGGAAAGCGTACAGATCAAGCAGTATTTGTATGACAAGATCTACAGCGACCTGGAAAAAGACATCACTGCGCATAAGGATCTCATCATTGAGGCGTTCCTTGAGCGCAGTAAGACGATGATCTATCTGAACGCAGAACTGAAAGCCACCGTTTCCCAGGGTGCGCACAAGGAACTGTCCAAACTGATCTCCTACCTGCAACTTTTCAAGCAGGCACTGATCGTCGGACCCACCGGTAGCGGTAAGTCTACCATGGCCAAGCAGGCAGCGGATGCTATGAACCTCCCCTTCGGATCTTTCTCCTGTAATATGGAGGCATCTAAATCCGAACTCATTGGCTTCCAAAACCTTAACGGCTATGTCGAGAGTTCGTTCCTGCATTTCTTCGAGAACGGAGGAGTATTCTTGGTCGACGAGTACGACGCTATGTCTCCGTCGATTTCAGTCGTACTCAACGCAGCGTTCGACCGCAGCGGTCAGATCTCTGTGCCCAACCGTTCAGGTAAGACTGTGGCGGTAAAGCATCCGGACTTCTACTGCATCCTCGCCGGCAACACATGGGGCTCTGGCTCCACTGATTATTCCGGTAGAGATATGCAGGACGCAGCGTTCCTCGATCGCTTTAAGATGTGCAGACTGCATATCGATTACGATCAGGATCTCGAAAAGCAAATCGCCGGCGAGCATTACAACTTCCTTATGAAAATAAGGTCGTTTGTGAATGAGAATCTCGACGGTGAGAAGTTCAGCACCCGGTCGATCTACGATGCGTCCGTCCTTCTGCAAAACGGTTTCACCAAAAAGCAGATCATGGAATCGGTATCGTCCCATTGGGATGAGACCATCCGTGAGAAGTTTTACAAAACCGTAAAATGATTTATGGGGGAGGGTATGGTGACCCTCCCCCTTCTTCTCACCAAAAAAGAAAATCCAATGAAACATACGTTGGAAAAGGGACATCTTAATGTGGTGTTCGAATCCCTCAAGGAATTTTTTTCGTACACTGAACAGGGTGCACCCTATAACAATTTGTGCCCTAACATCTCTGATTTGGAAGAGATGGATAAGGATGCAAGTAACCAGAAGAAGGACAGTTGGACATTCGGTAGGCAGTCCAATTATTCGGAGTACTATAAAGAGAGATTGAATCCGAATCTTGGCAAAGAACTTTCAAAAACACAACTTCAGGCGCTGACACGTAGTGCAGAGTATAAGAAACTTCTCACCCAAGCACTCACCTATCGGCAAAAGATGAGGTTCCAAGACATTGGTAACCGCATCAGTGTGCCGCACGCCATCGCCGGGGATGATAAGTACTTCGTGGTAACCAAGTCTGCCTCGAAACCCACTGCAAAGATCGCTATCAACATGGCTGTAAGTGCCTGTGTAGACACAGAAGATCTTATCAAGATCTCTTGCAAAGCAGTGCCGCTTATCAAACTACTAGAAGCCTCGGGTATCCCCACCGAAGCATGGATAATATTTCCTAGTTGTGATAGCCACGAAGGTGTAAATACTTCTATCTATGAAGTGAAGATTAAGTCTGCACAACAGAGGTTTTCGTGGACCACCTTCGCTCCAGTGTTTTGCTCCGGTATATGGAGGTATAATATGTTTCGTGCTTTCCGTTTGGAACATATGACTACCGCGTGGGGGTTGGGTAGACCGATGGGTACTGACACAATCACTGACAAGTTCAACAATTTTGGATACACTTCCATCATTGGTGCCAATGGACCTGGTCCAATTGACTCCATTAAGGAAGTCTTCAAGAAGTTGAAACAGTAAGCTTCCGTAGGATCAAATTTGAGCCCCTATCTATACTAATATATATAATATTATTAGTCTAGATAGTGGCTCATTTTTGATCCCTCTATATATATATCATAATCGATTTACTAAATGCTACTATATGCATTCCACTTTAACGTGGCTACGAAGTTGGATTAAAGGAGAAGATCGCGAAGCCGTCGCACATTTTACACCAGGGTACAAGACTGTGAACCCTGACATCCGTTTGAAGATGGATGAATGGCTGCGTAAATATCGTGTGTCATATATGCACGGCTGGAGATCTAACCCCATACATATGCAAAGCGATGAGTTTCAAACATTATCGATCGGCGAAGAAACAGGAGACGCGTGAAATTATGCTCTCTTATTTACAAAATAAAGTGTGTAAAACTGCCCCCAAAATTGTCTCACTACCGGCAAAGGAATTCATATTTGAATCCATGGTATTGAAACAATACCCAAACGCAGAGATAGATTGTTTCGAAAACAATCATGCCATCTATAGCACAGCTAAGAAAAACAAACCTAAGAACGTCAGTTTGCAGAACACTGATGTGTTTGATGCGATATCCATCAATGATAAGACATACGATATGGTATGGCTTGACTTATGTGGCTGTATATGCCCCGCTAATTTGGTCAACCTTACTGTAAGTGCTCAGTCTAATATTGATGGAGTGTTTGCGTTCACCATTCAGATCAACCGGGAATCTAAATTCAAAGAGTTGATACGAATATTCGAATGCAAATCGCCAGATGACTTTCGTTATCGGTTTCTACCTAGCTATATAGTAAAGATGGCACGTGTAGTGCATCCTAACTTCCATCTCGAAGAGATACATAAGTACAAATCCGATAAGACATCGGCACCTATGTGTCTCTATGTTTTCTCAACCAAGTAAATCAGAACAGTTTAATCTCACTCTTATGACAAACAAAGAAACATTTGTCGCTGACTACAATGCTGGTATGTCAACCAAAGACCTCAGCAAAAAGTACAAACTGTCAAAAGCCGGTGTATACAGCAGGATATACCAGTACAAAAAACAGAATGTACAGGTCAAAGAACAATCGGTGCATAACTCCATGAGTATGTACCGTACCATCAAATTTCCGGACGGCTTCATTATTGCCGTATCGAAAAAGTCGACAAGTAAACTCGTGATAAACGAGAAAGGAAATGTATTGATCATTAACGATTAAAATCATAGTGATGAAAACCTTTGATTTCAAACATGAAGAACAAGATATTTTTTCGGCATGCGGACTTTCCAAAGACACGCTGATCCGCACCAGGGAGAAGATCCTTTTCTCAATATTCAGCAACGCCATCAAGTCTTTGAAGATGCAGATTGAGGATGATTACTCATCTGACCCCACCTGCAATTCCGTAAGTGCTACGCTCGAACGTGCGCTTACCCTGTTCGATATCGAAGCAGAGAGGAATCTTGCACTACTTATGTTCTTACGCCTCAATGACACCTGCAAGCAGTTGTGTCAACTTTTCATCCCTTTCCTTGTGAAAGAAGCGCCGGAGAAAATTCGTCGCAACATAATGAAAAAACTTGAGGAGTCTCACAAAGAGCTGCACAAAACACTGATGGAGGACGATGATGCCGAAAATATCGTCCACAAAATGGCAATCTCTCCTCTGAACCTTTTCAAAAGGTTTCAGATGATTCTAGATTCCAATGAAAGTTTCGATGTGTACATGTCGAAGTACATCAAAGCAGAATTCGAACCGATGTTCAGCGACATCGATAAGATGCTTGATAACGTATTCGATTTCAACTAGATACGTACACACGCTACGAAAAAAATGGAGAGGGGTATGATTACACCTCTCCAATTTTATTTTGTAGATGTTCGGAAGTTCTCTATCTTGTAGACCTTATGATCGAAACAAGAACCATATACATTAGAAAAACTTATGGTAGAGTATCGAGTGCGGTGGTACAAGACCCGCATATATCATTGAAAGACAAAGGGTTGTATGCATATCTATGTTCACATATGGATAACTACACCCAGGAAACACACATAAGCATCTATAAAATGGCAGCCGAGTGTGGTTGTACACCAGCCACTATCAAGCGAGGGTTGGCAGCATTACAAAAAGCAGGTGTCATACAAAGGTGTCAGCGCTCGTTTGGCGATACGACAAAGACCATTGTGCTTTGAGATAACGCCTTGATGGTGGAATTGGTAGACACGCAAGACTTAAAATCTTGTGAGCAGTAATGCTCGTGCGGGTTCGACTCCCGCTTGAGGCACAAAGTTCTTTGACATATTAAACATTGAGAATATGAAACTATTTCTTGACGATGTTCGTCATCCATTACATTGCTTTGGCTATATGGCCGGTCGTATTGGTGAAAAATCCAAAGTGTATCTTGATAGTTGGGAAATTGTCCGAAACTTCGACGAGTTCAAAGATGCAGTGGAAAGTTTCCATGGACAAATAGAACTCGTATCCTTCGATCATGATCTATCTGTAGAACATTACGATCATTCAATGATGGTCAATCCAAATCTAATGGAAGCGTATTACAATAAAGAAGATCGTGAGAAAACAGGATACGACTGTGCTGTATGGATGAAGGAGTTCTACGAAAGACAGAATACTGAACTTCCGAAAATCATGGTACACTCTATGAATCCTGTTGGTACAGCGAACATCACGAATGTATTTCAATAATTGCATTAGGGGCTGACAGGTTTTGACAGACTTGTGAGTGGTAGGTAGACACGCGGACCGTTGGTAGAGTGGTCCTTAAATAAACTGCAAACACTAAACGGCAAGACTAAGTCTGACCGTGTCGCTGAAGGTGAAGCGATTCTCGCTTCCATCTTCTACGCTGAGGCTGTAGCAGCCTAAGCCCGACGGGGTTTGTTCCAAACCTAGCAACAGAAGGAACTTACGGAGTGGCTCCCTCAAACCTTAGCCCCTGCATAGTAGCAGGGAGCGAGCTTGGGTGTCGTCGTGGCGTACCTCGAGCATTCTAATACACTGCATACAGGGGGCGAAACAGTGTAGAAGTGGACTTTCCTGGTTTCACACTTGATAGCTAAAACCAGGTGGTGGATACGACCTTACGGTCAACCCCTTACGGTGCAGATGAACCATGTGCTGCCACTTTACCGGCAGTAGACAAGTAGTAGTCAGTACTAAGCGTGTGATACGTTCTATCTATTGACTTCTTGTTTGGACGCGGGTTCGATTCCCGCCAGCTCCACTATCATAAACTAAATCTTCTTGTTATGGATCCACATGATAACCAAGGTAGGTCCCCGGAAAAAATTAGGAACAATGAGACATTGGTCTATTACATATTGTGTTTAGGATTTATAATTCTCATACTCACCCTGTTATCTACGTTGCAAAATATTTAATCATCTTATGAGTGATATGCATTCGTAGTGGCGGAATGGTCAAGCCGTTAAGGGAACGTCGGGTCGTTCATAGTTTGACAGACGCTATAGTAGGAAAAGTGGAGTAATAGACCACATGATGAGAGCGTGGTTGCAATAACGAGGGTCTTCACGTGTAGGTTCGAACCCTGCCTGCGATCATATCCAGTAAATATTTTTTTGGTGTTTCATATGGCAAGCAATCAGCCCCGGCCTGTGTCTACAGGCTGGGTTTATTTTTTCAATCAAGTATTATGGGAAAATATATCAACAAAACAGAGCATGGGCCAATTGGTAGTAGTTTCAAAGAGAAGTGTACGTCTTTGATAAAAGCAGGTGCTGTGATAATTCCAAAGCCTGACAATTTTGAAGACAACTTGGTATGTGTAGTTGACAATGGACCGTTTGCAGCAGCAGCGTATCTCTATTCGCCAGTAGAACTATCAGATTTTTCTGTGGCAACTGATAAGAGACCCAAGTTATTCTTTACTTGGGATAAGGTAAAGGAATACGCTCAATAAATTGAAGGTGTTTCATAAGCAAGCAGAGAACCCGGTATGTGTCTACATACTGGGTAATATTTTTTAAATCATACACCATGAAAGTAAGGCTATTTGCTATAGAATACGATACAGATGAGAGTCAATCTAATGATCTACCCAAAGAAATCATTACGACCCTTAATGATATGGGATACGATCACATTGTAGATGGTAATCCAAATGAATTTGTAGCCACCTATGGTGCTGATTATATATCAGATAAAACCGGATGGTTGGTATTTGAGTTTGAGTTTGAAATATTAAGATGATAAAATTGGATAGTCAGGTGGCGCAATGGTGACGCTGTGGAGTCGCTCTCTGCATTGATATAGGTTCGAATCCTGTCCTGACTACAAAAATTAGTCTTATGAAAAAAATAATTAAGGATTTTCACAAGGCAATGGAGGAAGTTTGCTATCCAATAGACCCATTCCCGTTTTATCTGTTTATGATATTAGCATTATTATGTCCTATCATAGTTAAGTTATTAGGATAATAAACAGTCAGGTGGCGGAATTGGTAGACGCTAAACCATTTAGAGATAAGGTGTAGATTCTCGGTGAGGTACTATACTACATCATACAGGTTCGAATCCTGTCCTGACTACTTAAAGCAAATAACTATGGCACAACAAACACCAAAAGAAAAGGCAAAACAATTAGTAGACCAGTATGAACATTCAACTTATTCTCAAGTACAAGGAGAATTGGCTAAACAATGTGCATTAATAGCAGTGGATGAGATAATTAAAGCGAATCCAACAGAACTATTAGCAGATCCCTATGAGTTTTATTCAAGCAAGGGACATTGGGAACAAGTAAAACAAGAAATAGAAAAACTATAACTATGGCACAATTAACAGCAGTAGATTGGTTCTTTAGGTGGATGAATGACAACCCTGAAGCAACCCACAAAGAATGCGTGGACGCATATGAACAAGCCAAGCAAATTGAGAAGCAGCAAACAGAGAATGCATACAATGCAGGCTCAAAGGAAATAGAGCAAGACAAAGACAACGCTGCTTGGTATTATTTTGAAACATATGTAAAACAACAGCAATGAAACTGATAAAACTATCTGAAGAACACTACATCATAGTGGATGATTCAGAGATTAAAGAAGGTGATTGGATTGGTTTCCCAAATCTAAAGAAATTCGTACCTGTACAATATCTTGGTGGTGATTTGACAGGTGGTGAAAAAAAAATCACCCACTCCACACAACCACTTGAATGGTTTGGTGGAGAAATTATTTTCTTATCAGAGGTGAAAGAACTTCTTGGTGTGGTGGATGTGGAGAAGAAGGCACGTAATTGGTCAACAAGACAAACCACAAGAAGTACAGACTATTGGAGAAGTATGGTTTCGACTTATGTTGAGGCATACAACGAATGCCTTGAAGATAACAAGGAGAAGAAGTACACAGAGGAGGATTTAATAACTTTTGGTATAAGAGTAACTTCTGAAGCATTTTCTATTATTGATGGTAAAGGTTATGTTGATATGAAAAAATTTGATAAAATTTTACAATGTATCCAACCCAAAACAGAATGGGAAGTGGAAATAGTTGATGGAATGTTAAAACTGAAACAATGAAAAAATTACTAAAAAAGATTAAAACGTGGTGGAATCATCCTTGTTTTTGGAGTCATGACTATGAAATCGTGAGTACCGAACAAAGAGCATTAGCCCATAAATGCAATAATTGTGGGAAAGTCAAAATACAAACATTTTAATTTAACTATGGAAATAAACAAAGAACTTGAACAAAAACTTTCTGAACTATGACTAAACAAATGGTTTATTTACCTGTAAAGGTAGAAGGAGCAAGTGGGAACTATATTCCTGATAAATCCGTTTTACTTGTCAAAGAACAGGGTGAAATGGATAAAGATTATATTGATTTAGTAAATCAAAAACAAGGTTACTTCTTCACACCCGAACAACTCAATGAATTGTTGTCTGATGTGATTAAGGACGCTCTTAATACTGCTGCTGAAAATGCTGAAGTGGATTTTGAAGATTATGATAAAGAGTTTGTGAACAAACAATCAATAACAAACACATTTGAAGAAACCTTTCAAAAGTATAAGGTATGAACACACCTGTAAGTTTTGAATTAGCTAAGTTGCTAACAGAGAAAGAAATAATTTTTAAAACAGAAATATATTATTCATCTGCAACCAAAGTAACAAGCGTTTCTTATACAGAATTTGCAGCACCAACCATTGCAGAAGTAGTGATGTGGTTGTATGAGAAGCATGAGATATGGATAAGTGTTGATTGGATGTCAAGAACTAAACCATACAACTCAGGTTTTTATTGTCATCTAAGAGGCACTAATAAAAATCTTAATCAAGATAATTTTGTTAGTATTAACAATACAAAAGAACCGGGGTATGAAGTTTTTAACTCACCAACAGAAGCCTACGAAGCAGCAATTGAATATACTTTGAACAATTTGGTATTAACAAAAAACAAATAACAATGGCACAAGAAATAAAAAATAATATATCTGTAAGCAGTAGGATAAAACATATTACAGATGAACAACAACTCAAAATGATTGATTTTATTATTGATTATAGTTTTGAGGATAAACAACAAGTTTATACTAATGGTACAGTGTTAGTACCATTGTACAGAGTTTTAGATGCTTTTATACAAAATGGAAACCCATACCAATCAAATTAAATAATATGACGCAACAAACCGCAGTAGAATGGTTAATAATGCAACTTCCTGTAAAAATAAGAGTTGAACTTTATGAGCAAAACATCCATGAACAAGCCAAACAAATGGAGAAGGAGCAGATAATAAAATCAAATAGGGATGGTGTAGATATGTGTGTAGATAAAAAGCCATTTATAACAGGAGAACAATACTACAACGAAACTTACAACAAATAATATGGCACAATAGTCAGGTGGCGGAGTGATAGACGCTATGCATTTGCTATTGCAGAGTTCAGTAAGGCAGTGTGTTTGACATATGACATACGCGAGTCAAAACCAGATAACACATTAAACCTTGAGCACCGTGGGTTTGATTCCCACCCTGACTACTAAAACACAAGATTATGAAAGATAAAGTATGGCAAAAATCAGTTATTGGAACTGAGATGCAAAGGGTGGAAGTATATCCAACTGAAAATTTCGATGGTATTATCATTGAGACAAGAGAATTGGATAGCACAAAAACACCAAGACTATATCTCAATAAAGATGAAATGGATTTGCTTATCATAAAAATGCAAGAGATGATGAAGTACATTTTAGAATAATATTATACGGTCAGGTGGCGGAATGGGCTCCTCTCATAGGTGTACACTATGATGACCCTACGGTAAACGCGGTCCCTGCGGGTAGAACTGGTAATATAGCGAGTAACTGGAGACGTCCAGTAAAAGTGTTCCCTTGGAGGTTCGAGTCCTCCCCTGACTACTAATTATTAAACTCACATTACAATGAAGTATGTGTCGATTGATATAGAAACAACAGGGTTAGATCCAAAAATTCATAAGATACTTTCTATTGGTGCTATTGTTGAAGACACAAAGAATCCTCAGCCATTGGAGATGTGCCCGAAGTTTCACGGCATAATCATTCAAAGAAATTTTCCTATCAGTCCTCGTGCTGCGGTTATCAATGCTGAACTAATCAGTAACATATCCTTATATATAGAAGGTAATCATATTGAACGCACCATATTAGAAAATAAACTAGACTGTAGATTTTACGAAGAAAGTGATATAGCAAGAGCGTTTTACGACTTTCTTAAACGCAATCTGGTACCTGTTGATACACTCCCGCCAGTACCCCTGAAATTCAACGCCGCCGGCAAGAACTTTGGAACATTTGATAACCTGTTTTTAGAGCAACTCCCTAAATGGAAACAGTATATCAAAGCGAAACAAAGAATATTAGACCCTGCAATTCTGTATGTCAACTGGCATAGTGATGAGTGGTTACCATCTCTTACCGATTGCAAACAACGAGCAGAAATAAACGGTGCTGTCACCCATGATGCAATCATGGATGCCTGGGATGTCGTGCAGGTTTTAAGAAAGTTCTATTGAGATTGGTGAAGTATCATGGGGATGAGTAAACTTATATTTTGATATTATACCCTTGGTGTTTCGTGTAGCCAAGTGGCAGGCAACCCTTAGGGGTAGAACGTTGGTTCGAATCCAACCACGGAACCTTAACCGATTAATAATTAGAGTATGACAACAGAAGAATTAGATGATGTCAAGAAAGATTACATCAACAATCTTAAGCTGCACATCTTGGAGAACGGTGGGATGTTTTCTCACATTGCTTTGTTTGGTACGAAGATAGACACTAACGAGAGTGCTATCGTTCATGTAATGGTGGAAGACCAATACATGACTGATGACGGCAAAGAAAAGTTTGTAAACGAGATTGCACCAGAAATGGCTCAGCAAATCAAAAAGAAGTTTTCTATTCAGTCAGTAGCTTGGACATCCGAAGCTTGGCTGCGTACGGCAGATGCATCCTATGAAGGTAACTGGCAGAACATACCTATCAAGAACGAAGCACTTATCATCTTATTCGTAGAAAAGGAGAAAGTCAAGACGATTATATATAACATCAAACGAAATGGTAAAGTCGTCAATGAAGAAGGTGAACTGGTTGATAGTGTCGAACTAATTGAGAATCTATCTATGGAAGGTAAGCCTGGTGATAAGAAAGTAGAAGATGGAAGAATCATCAAACTTCTCAATCTGTTTTTATAAGGCACATAAAAATAGGTCGGGGAGGTTATGACTAACCTCCCTACCTAACATCATTATTAAAAAGAACTCAATTGAAATACAGGTATGAGTTTGTTTAGACTATTCAATTGTGGTAATGACGGTGAACTATCAAGACTCAAGGAAGAGAATAAGGCATTGAAAGAAAAATTAGCCGAGCGGCAGGAGATAATTAATAAGACCAATGCGTATTGGAAGAAGAAGTTATCTGCTGTTACCCGCTCGCAAGGCCAACAACCTCATACAAAAAAGTAAATCATAGCCTTATTATCCATTAAGTATCAATTAGTTACTTGGTTATGTAGAATATGCGGGGTAGTTTTATTATGTACAACTTCAGTTTGTACTTATAATGTTTACCCCGAATGCTGTATCAACTTCCTAACGGGAAGACAATCGAGTTAAGCGCAGAACAGTTTTTAGATCTGTCGGACGAAGAGATACAGTATCTCCTCGCTTTCAACTACGGGGAAACACTAGAGAACCCCTGGTTTGGGTCAGCCATTTGTGGTAAATCTTTTGATGAAGACCTTTTCGAACAGGATGATATCTTACCGCTGAGTGAGCTCACCAATATTCCTGAAGAAGATAGATTAGAAGACCTCGATTTGGATTACTCAGACGAGGAGTGAAATATAGTTGTAATCGATTCAACTACTGCTCCGGCATGATTGTCGGGGCTTTTTTATTTCTAAATGTTTAATAATGAATACTATGAGTACAGTCGTAGTAAGTGCCGACTCCAATGGTAATATTATTGGAGTGAGTGAGAACAACCCTGAATATGGGTATGTCCGTGTAGTTAGTACAGCTACACAAATCAACAATGAAGGTTGGTTGCGAACAGTAAGACGTTCTGCATTGATCAAAGGAATGGTCAGTGACCTAACAACTGTCGGTTTTAAAGCAGGTGATACATTGCCTGGTAAAATCGTGGTTAAGGAATCACTACAACCATTCAATCCTAACAATCCTGAAAGAGACCTGAAGATCGCAGGAGATACAGGTATTGTCTGCAGAGTTGATGATCAACCGATCTATCGTCAAAGTTTCTATACCAGCGATCCTAACGCTGAAGATGAACTCATCATGCATACTAATGGTGATGAGATCAGGCAGATTCAAGGTGCTAATAGAACGCTCTCTAAACTAGCTGTAAGAAATACAGTAGTAAGGCCGGGTAAATCCGTAAAAACTCTTGAAGAGTTGGCCAACCTCTGATAGTTCTAACACTAATCTTAAAAGCCCGGGAGATAATTCTTCCGGGCTTTTATATTACATTAATATATAATATGTATAAGTTGCAGGTTTATTTTGTAGACTTCATGTTATTGTATAACTTCAATCTAAAATTCTCTAACAATGATAGCCATCACCAAAACCGCAGAGAAAAAACCTTTCAGAGTTACAACCCAGCCAGCATATGGTAGGGCAGAAAGGATTCATAATCGGCGCCCTCAGTTAGAAGTGGTGTCGAAGATTCAAAAGTATGGCCACGTTCGGTATCAGCAAATTGAAAAACCCCCTTTCAATAAGGTCCAACAACGGATCTATGCTGAAGCCATATATGGCCTCACTTTATTTTCTCAAGATGAGTTGGCTGCTTTGCCTAATAGGAAGCGCTATGATATCATTCAAAGGTTCAAGAGTGCACAAAGCATACTGAACCAATGGAAACAGGAGATAGCAGACGAACAAGTCAATCGTCTATTTGAAAAGCTTTTTCCTAAATCCCCTATCACTAAAATCTTCAAGTCGATAAAGGGTAGCGATCAGTCATTGAAATGCAGGCTAACCTTTAAAGAATTGGGGATCAATCAACAAATGATAGCCCAGAAGTTGATCGATGCAGGAATACTACCGCCTGATTTCTATCAACTTACCTAACCCCTCTCCTATTTATACATGATACAGACAAAGTTGAAAATGTGTGCCGGGTGCAACCAGCCCAGGCACGTTTGGAAATCTCAAGGTAGACTTAAATACTGTAAAGACTGTTGGCATTCGATGGAGCCACCTAAAAAATTGGCACCCATAAGTCGTAAGATGAAAGTGACCATGGATGAATACACAAAAAAACGTCTTGCATTTTTTGCAATCAATCCTATGTGTCAAGCTAAACTAGTGGGGTGTACCGGAAGATCTACGGA